TTGTTAGAACCATGTTATTTGATGAACCTGATGGGATTCCGAGCCGAGCAACGGTGTCAGAAGCCGTCCCGACGATCAGGTCACCTTTAGCGTCAACAACAGTCTTAGAAACACTATTCGTTTCCAACTGTCCAACTTTGTAATCCAACGAAGTGGTAACAGCCGAACCGTTAACCCCAACCTTCGCCTCCAACGCCTCAATCGCATCATTCGCATCAGCATGCTGACCCGCATGGGACGGACTATTCAACGTGTCCGTTGACGTAGGATTCGTTAAAGCATCAAGCCCAGTAGGGAAATTAGTAGCCATACGGCACTACCTCAATCGAGACTTAACGTCAAAGCAGTGATCTGAAAAGTATCCCCCGCAGTCACAGCAGCAGACGACGACAACGCACCCGTCCACAAACAGTTACCAGCCGAAACATTATCCCACAACGACCAATGACTATACGTTTCAGTCGTAGACACATTCGTCCACTCCAACGTAGCCGACGAACCAATCGACCCAGAAGAAGCCGCACTCCACGACACAACCTTACGAGTCGTCTCAGAAGCCGCGTTCGCAGTCCCATCCTCACCCGCATCACCCGTATGCAACTTCACATACACATTCGTCGGAGCAGTCCAAGCAGCCCGACCAGTCGTATGATCCAGGATCTTCAGCTCAGCATAATTAGAAATCGACATCAGAATCTCCTATAAAGCCTGAAAGGGCTGGTGGCACAGCAATTATACAGTACCACCAGCCCCAAACAGGGTTGCCTTATCAGGCGATCGACGAAGCCGACTCGATACGACGCAACGAAGCCTCACGGAAACGACCGTATCCGCCCAACCAGTACCAGCCGATCGGCTGCAAACGGGCGAGCGTGTCCACAACCGGGCCACGAACAACCCGAGGAACAGCACCGTTACCGTCCTGCTGCGAATACGCCTTAGCGAGAGCCTGACGACCCATCACATGCGTGCAGTACACCTCGATCGTACCGGTCGAACCGGAACCATCCGAAGCGTTCTCGAACACCTTCGCACGAGGAGTCTCAATGAAACGGACACCCTCAAACACACCGATCTCAGCGTTATAAATGTTCGCCGTATCCTGGTACACATGCGGGTCACGCCATGAAGCAGCACCGGTTTCACGACGCAGATCGTATGCCACATCCGGATGAATGTACGACATGTACACACCATCAAACGTGGGGACGTTCGCCTTACGAAGCTGAGCGGTCACCTTACGGATATCGTTCGCTTCGATAATGTCAGCAGCCTTCACTGTCGTACGGCTCGACGGGGTGGTTGTTCCACCGCCACCATAAATCACATTGTCGCCACCGGCGAGAACATCTCGCACAACAGAGTCAATGGAAACACCAGCGTTGTAACCGACAACGTTCGCTGCAACCGTGTCAACATCAAGGAACGCAGTCCCACGAAGCTTAGCGGTCGTGATAACAGCGTTACCGTACTCAGCGAGAGTAACAGTGACCTGCGAATCCGACATGGCTGTCGGGGTCACATCAGTAACCTCGTTCAGCGTGGCGGTCGCAGCAGCGATATCGTTGAAAATGGTGAACGTGACAGCCGAACCGGGCATCGCCTGATTCGTAGGCTGAACATCAGCAGCCATATCGAACAGAAGTTCGGAACGGAGAGCAAAGTACGCAAGACGATCAAATGCGATCTGATCGACTGACAGAGAGGAAGTAGTTGTTTCGTTTGCCATTGGAGGAAACCTTTCGGGTTAGTCCCCCTGACCGAGGCTAGGAGGACGCTTGGGCTTTGCGTGCTTCAGACAGCCACTTCTCAAGTTCGGCAGGCGAATCCGCCTGAGCGATCTTGGCAAAATAATCGACCGGTGCTTCACCAGCGGTCTGACCTGATGCCGCCTGGTTTGTTCTTTCCCAAGCGGAAACATCCTGAGATACGACCTGTGGTTTCCCATCAGAGATCAACTGCGCTTCTAGAGCTGCTGCTTTGATCGCATCAGGATTCAAGTCACCCTCATAGCCTTTCATGAAATACTTCGACAAAGGATTGTTCGGGTCGATCCCGGCCTTGACGAAAGCAAGTTCACGTTCAGCTTGAGAGGCTTGTTCAGCCTTAGCTTTCAGTGCAGCGTTTTCGGTTTCGAGCTGCTTCATTCTCTCACGGAGAGGGTTGCGGCCTGATTCCTGCTCATCGAATTCGATGTCGCTGTCCATATGTACACTCCTTCGCCCAATCTCACCCCGGAGGCAGGGTGGGATGCTGCTTGCTCCCCTTGCGGGGGTTCCTCCCTATTGGGATCTCTGACAGTATACGGTACGTTTCACCGGAAAAGCAAATTGTTAGCGGATCCGCTCATTATTGGAGTCCGGTGAATGTGGATCCTTGCCCGGCGAACCTGCCACCCTGCTCGAATTGGGCTTGACGGCCACGTTGACGTTGACGGATTCTCTGCTGGGCTGCTGCGTTCGTAGCGAAAACCCCGGCGATCTGTTCCTGCTGAGTGATTTCCTGTTCCCCAGGGAGTGTCTGGAATAGTTCTTCGGCTGCTTGGATCGCCTGGAACCCTTCCCGAGCCTGCTCCTGGGTGACCCCGGCGACAGCCAATTCTTCAGCCTGCCCCATCCCCAGTTCGAACCCGGCTTGAAGTCGGGCCTGTCCTGCGATCTGTGCAGCTTGCGCCTGTCTGAGCAGAACCGGAGTGGCTTTCTCAGGGTCAAGGAAATAGGCGGCCAGCTGATCGTCGGTCACCCCGTAAATTCGACGCATTTCATTTATGATCTGCGGATCACTGTTGCGGACAGCCTCATATCCCTGGTTGACACGCTGAGCGAGTTCAGCGACAGACACATCGTTAGCGAGCAACATTTGAACATCAGTGTTTTCATCAAACATTTCTTTCGGCAGACCGGACTGCCGGAAATACTGCATGTAAACCCGTTCCATCGCCACATATTCGGATTCGGATAGAACATTCAAACCTTTCGCTCGACGCTGTTCGTTCGCTGCGAAACGCTGCTTATATTCTTTTGTTTGACGGACACGACCGAGAATCACATCGGCTGACACAACATCTTCTTTGAAAACAATGTCATTCACGAACTGGCTGAGTTCACCGAGACCATAGTTAGCGAGAACATCTTGAATGATCTGATATGCGGATTCCCTGTTTTGGGCGCGCTGCTGCTCTAACGCTTGCCGCTGTTGTTCTAATAGTGCCGACTGATATTGATCGTTGAACGGTGATGGGAAACCACCGACAGGCTGACTGGACACCATCCCGTCATCTGGGGTGGCTGTGAAACTTTCACCGATACCAGTCGCTTGTGGTGCAGGAGCCGGTGCAGGAGCCGGGGCAGGGGCCGGGGCAGGGGCCGGGGCCGGTGCAGTCCGACCCGCAGGACGGTTAGCAGCAAGAATCTGATTAACACGCGCCTGAACAGCAGCGTACTGCGAACCGAGAGCTTCCTTGCGTGCCTGACCGACACCATAATCACCACGAATAACAGCTTTCGCTACAGCATCAACATTCGGGTTCACTTTTTTAGCAGCCATAACAGTCCTTTACACTCGACCGAACAAGTTCGCCAATTCATTGCCGACTTTAAACGCTCTCTGTTGAGCATTGGACGTGTACTCATATCCGAATGAACGTTCCGTCCGCAGATAGTCACCCCATTCGGAGAACGACATCATGCGCTGCTGTCCACTCTGATCAACATTTGAGATTGCACGAGCGAACTTCGGGTCAATGAAATCAATGGATTTAGGGTTAATTTCCAGGATTTCTGCTGCCACATTGCGGAAAGGGTCAACGATATCTTGGAACGTTAACCCTGTATCCAACTGTGCTGATATCGCAGGGAACAGGTTTTTGGCGGTGTTCACAGCGTACTGTTGGAATCGTTCTTTTGTTTCTTGACCGGTGGCAATAGCGGATGTCCAACGGTTCAACATGTCATCAGACAGTTTCAAACCGTAAGCGTTTGCTGTTGCTTTCAAACCTTGACCGAGGAACCCTGACGCAAGCTGGCCGACTCCTTGACCGGAACGTGTTGCTTCCAAACCGATAGCGTTTTTCACCATCTGTTCAGACCAGCCGAATCGCAGACTGTCACGCGCCAACTTCTGTAATTGTGTTTCGTCTAACTGAACCCCGAATTCTGTTAACGACATATTGCGTAGTCGTGATGCGAGGTTGTTTACCTGCTGTTGCGCGGTTGCAGGATCAAGTTGGCTTGATAAATCCCAATCTCGTGCCGTTGAAGAATTCTGTTTCCACCATGATGTCTGACGCAACTCATACTGGAATCGTCCATCACCCCACTCATTTTTAATAGCTTTACGAAGAAGATCTTGAAGTTCAGGATTTGACTGAACAATCGAGTAATACCCACCATAAAGTTCTTTTGCCGCCTCCTCCCAATCCACAGGGACGACAGGTTCAGTTGACGTTATTTGTGGAGTGACACCATCAGGTTGCGACGTAGGAGTAGGTGTTGTTTGATCCGTTGCAGTAGTTGTAGGTATCTGAGGCCCAACACGATATGACGCTTTTTTTGCTTCAGCGATCCTCCATTCTTCACGCCAAATAGCAATCTGACGTTCAGCGGCATCCACCGGCATATTCTTCAACTGATTTTTTTGTGCTTGTGTCAAAGTAAAAGTGGGAGACTGACCACTTTTCGGAGTAACAACAGGGGTGGCGGCAGGAGCCGCTGTTGTTGTCCGAACTGGTGCTGAAGGACGAGATGGTTGCCCATTGTTAATCACTGGTGGAACAGACGGTCTCGTTGAAGTACCAGTACCAGGCTTTGACGTTGACGAACCAGGTTTGGTTGTTTTTGCCTGATCGCCAGGCTTTTTAGTGGTAGCCATCACCCAACTCCAATCGCCTGAAACAGTTTGTTTGCGTAATCCAAATACTTGTAGCCGGCCGCTTCCATCGGAGCTGCACGTTGAGCGAACATTTCGGCAGCCACATCAGGGGATGGTGCTTCCATAACAGTGCCACCAGCATAAAAAGATTTCTGGAACTGAACTTCCTGCTGTTGGTATGCGGCAGCAAACTGATTTGATTCTGATTCAGTTAACCCTCGACCGAGAGTGCTTTGAGCAACATTGTCCGCAATCTTTTTTAAATCGTCGGTGGAGGTTGTTCTATAAACACGAGTTGCTCCTCCGCTGCTTCGACCGATTGGCATTGTCGCAATGCGATCTTTCAATGCTTTGCCAACAGTTGAATAATTAACGTTTGCAAAATCAAATGCTTGCATCAAAGCGTTCATCTCAGATGAATAATTACCGAGAGAACCTTTATCCAAGAACCCGCCTTTAATGAGGTCTTGCATCAAAACGTTTCTGTCAACAGGACTTAGATTGCTGTAATACTGTCGTGCGTCAGTTTCAATATCGTACTGTCGCTCAGAAACAAGAACACCGTTCTCATCAACAAGACCAGGCCCATAGTAAATCTGTTTCTTGCCGTCCTTAATAACCCATCGTTCCGGGTACATTTGTGTTCGAGCAAAGGAAGCTTTATCTGCTTGCTCATAAAACCAACTGAGAATCCCCGGTGTTTTTGGAGGTACAGGGTTTGCTTTCTTGTCATTAGCGTCTGAAGCCCACGGTGTCTGTGCCATTACTATTCTCCTAAATCAACTTCATCGAAAAGAATTCTTTCCCAAAGACGTTCAAACTCAGGGTATGAATCAGAAAGACGTTCACCGATCTCAATCAAATACCCTCGAAGATCACGCGCTTTCTTGCTCCCAAGACCAACCAGACCCATGTCCGTTGCGGCTTTCAACGCTCTGTCCCGCGCCTTCAAATAGGAACGCAAAGCACCAGCTATCGGATTACCATTCAAATCCGAATCATCCGCCGCCTCATACAGTTTATTGATTCTTGTTTGCTGCTGGTTAACATCAATCGCTCTATCACGAAAACCAGGGTAAAGACTCCCGACACGTTTACGAGCTTCACGCAACAACTTCTCTTGAGAGTCCGTAGGGTTTTGACCCATCAACCGGCGCATCTTTCGATACAACGCCGAACCGACACGGAACTGCGCCTCAGAAATAATTTCCTGAGAGGAAAGCCGTTCACGTTTACCTGTTTCAATTTGACGAACATACGCCTGATAATCAAACGTTGATCCGACAGGAGCGAAATATCCTGCAACTTGCGGATATTTTTTGAACAAAGATTTGTTTTCAACTTCCCAATCGCCAAATTCTTTAGTTGCTTCAAGACCACCAGCGGTCGCTTTTGTTTTTCCAGCAACATAAAGGAAAGCATCTTCACCAAAAGTTGAAAGAAATTCCTCAACAGCGGTGTCATAGTTTTGTGCTTGCATCTC